ATGCCCGATCTGCGGCGCTGACCACACAGCATGCCCTGGCAATCTGCCGGCGCCGCAGTGGATTATCGATCTGGAGGATACAAAAGTGGCATCAAACCTATGGACATCCGACCGGCGGCTGTATCTCAACGCCGAGGGCAAGGTGGTCGAGGCCGACGATCCGACCAAGCAGACCCTGCTGGTCGCGCAGGGGGGCGCCATCCCGCTGGCCGATGCCGAGCGGTATGGGCTCATAACCGTCGTACCGGCGCAGATCAAGGTGAACGCGCCCGATGCGGAGAAGGGCAAAGCGCCGACGCCGAATAAGGCCAAAGCGCCCGGCGAGAATAAGTAGCGATGCCTGAACGCATCTGCCGCACACTGATCGGCCGAACGGTGCATTTTGTCGGCAACGGTATGCCTGGCCCGGATAGGTGCATCGCCGCGATCGTGACCAGCATCAAAGGCGACGGCGATCACCCGAATGTGAATCTGGTCACATTGGGCGATCACGACTACCCGAACATCGAGCGCCATGCCGACGTGCCGTACTCGTATGAGATGACGCCGCGTTCCTGGCATTTAGTAACGAAGCTATGAGCTACGCGACGATCGCCGAGCTGCGCGAGTATCTCGACCAGCTACCGGAGTACGGCCAGCAGCGCATCACGGTCACCGGCTCACCAGCGGGCGGCACATACACGCTGAACTATGAGGGCGTGCCGACAGCCGGGATTGCGCCGAATGCGACCGCGACCGCTTTTGCGGCTGCTCTACGCGCGCACGCGGCGATCGGATCGGGTGGCGTGAATGTGAGCGGGCCGCCGGGCAACTATGTAGCGAAATTCCAGGGCGTCTTAGCGACCGACGCCGGGCCGCTGTCGCTCGGCACGAACAGCTTGACCGGCGGCACGACGCCATCAGTCACGATCGCAGTCGCCGGCGATGCACGCTTGCAGCAGGTGCTCAATCGCGCGACGGCGATCATCGACACCTATCTGGGGTTCGCGTTCACGCTCTCGACCGGCACGCCTGGCACACAGATCGTCTATGGCGATGGCACCGACTTTCTAGAGCCGCCGCCCTTCGTGACAGGCTCTGTCACCCTCGTGACCGCGCCGGCGGGCTACACCGTGCCTGCGTACACGATCATGGATGGCATCCTGATCGTGACGAGAGACGGACTCCAGGGCACGCTGTACAACTCCGAAACGATCGCCGGCCGGCTGTACAACCCGATCGGTGGCTGGCTCAATGGCGTGCCCTACACGATCGCCGCCACATTTGGCGTGAGCGCCATCCCGGCCGATATCGTCGAGGCGTGCCTGGAGATCGCAGTGGATCTGTGGCGCTTCAAGGATGCCGGCAGTATCAAGGTCGTCGGCGTCGAGGGCGCAGGAATGGTCAAAGGATCGGGGCTGCCACAAACGGCGAAGGCGATTCTGGATCGGCGGATACTCAACGCGAGCTTTCCGGGAGTGTGGTAAATGACCCCTGACGAGCTGGCCGCCAAACTCAAGGCGCACCCGTTCAGCGCGGCGCGTGAAACGCTGATGAATCGCGTGGTGCTCACCGTCCTCCCGTTCGCCCAGCGCGCCACGCCGGTACGCACCGGGACATTGCGCAGAAGTGAAACGACGCGCGTCGAGTCGGGCGGGCTCAGGGGGTTCATCGGCAGCAATCTGGTGTATGCGCCGTTCATCCATCGGCGCGTGCCATTCTTCCAGATGGCAATCGACGACAGCCGGGCCGATGTCCAGAAGGTGCTCGAAAAGGCCGGCGATGACTTCTTTAAGGCTGTGGTGTAGATGAGCGCGACGACGGTATGGCAGGGACTTGAAGAGCGGTATCGCACGATCGCGGGGCTGGGCAGTGTCGAGCTGGGCGAACCGACCGGCGATATGGCGCTGCCGTGTCTCTACACCGTGTATGGCTCGTTCGAGCGCCCGCTGCGCAATAGCCCGCCGGCGCACAATCAGACCGGCATGAAACATATCCTTGGCACGCGCCTTGTCATTCAGTGGGTCGACTTCCAGGCGGCCGAGATGACCTTGTTTACGCTGATCGACCTGATACCCGCCGCGATCGAGCGCGACCCGCATCTGGGCGGGCGGCTGAACGCCGGCGCGGCCTACTGCGCCAGCGGCATCAGCGGCCATGCGACGATAGGCGGCACGCTGTACCGGGTCGTCGATTATGAAGTGACGATACTGGAGAAAATCTGATGAGCGATGAACTGAACGTGATTGGCGAAAACCGCAAGCCCTTGACCGGGCCGCGCTATTATGACGAAAAGGCGAATCCGACCGGCGCAGGCTTGCCGGGCGTGCCATTACGCGACCTGACCGCAGAGGAGTTCGAGGCGCTGCCGACCTGGCTGCAATACTCGGTCGATGCACAGCCGTTCTACCGTAAGACCGCGCCACAATCAAAGCCGACGACCAAGGCAGAAAAGGACTAGCCCATGCCAGCTTCCGAGCTTCCTTTTGAGTATCTCGCGCTCGCCTTAGAGGCCACGCGCGGCACGGCCGTTACGCCGCCGACTCACAACTTGCCACTGGTCGGCACCATCACGCCCACGCGCGAGAAGTACCGCCCGGCTGAGGCGCGCGGCACGCTGGCCGAGTGGTATCGCTCCAAAACCGTGCGTACCGGCGCAACGTGGGAAGGCTCGGGCGGGGCTGACCCCAACTACGCGCCGCTGCTGTTCAATTTGATCTGCAAGGCGAACGCCACGCCAACCACGCCAGGTGGCGGCACCTTGTCGCGCCTCTGGACATACACGCCGACGATGACCAGTGACGACCTGAAAAGCGCCACGCTGTACTTTGGCGATCCGAATGTCCAGATATTCCAGAGCGCCTACGCGATGGCCGATGAATTGACCATCTCGGCCGACGCCAGCGGGACGGATGCGGTCACCTGGTCGATCAAGGGCATGGGCAAGTTCCCATCCCGAGTCGCCGCGCCAACGCTGCCAGCCCAGAACATCGGCGACTTGCTCATGCCTGGCGCAATGCAGTTATACATAGATACTGCCAGCGCGATCGGCACGACCGAGATCACCGGGCGGTTCATCTCGACCGACTGGACAATCCCGACCGGCAACGCCTACAAGTATTATGCCGGCGGGCCGACGGGCGGGCTGGGCTTCACCAAGACTGGCCGCGCGAAGCGCCATGCCGAGGCGACCATCACGGTCGAATTAAACGATCTCAGCATCGGTACGGGCAAAGAGTATTTGACCTGGGAGGCCGATACGGTGGTCAAGATGCGCATCCGGCTGAACGGCAGCTTGATCGAAGGCGCGCTCTACAATTATATCCAGCTCGATATCTATGGCGCGCTGGATGCGTTCGCGTGGGGCGATGTGGAAGGCACCAACCGCACGATGACATTCACGGTTCAGTCGGAGTACGACACCACGCTGGGCGCCGACTTCAGTCTGTCGGCCCAAAATCAGAGGACAACCTTATGAGTCGCTTCCATGTCGATCCATCTGAGAAGGTTGACGTTTACGAGTTCGAGCCGGATAGCGTGATCAGCGATACGCCGCCGAATGTCATCACCATTCGGGCGCGTATGGATGTCGCGACCGCCGGCCGCGTATCGAGCGAGCTGATGCAGTTGGGCGAGGGCAACAAGATCGAGGCGCATCTTGGATCGCACGTCGGCGCGCTGCTGCTGCATAACATTCTCTCGTGGCGCGGGCCTGACTTTGACGATCTGCCATGCACGCCGGCCAATATTCGCAGTCTGCCATCGCCCGAGAGCGACCCGTTTATCGAGAAGGTTGCGAATGAGATCGGCCGCAGGAACACGAAAATGGAAAGCCCAAACGGAAGATCGCCAGCTACAGCCAGTATATCCGCGAGAAATGGCGCGGCCGACTCGACCGCAAGCGCGGCGCGCGATCCGCATCTGCCGTCGGCGAATGGGACATTGAGATCGCCTTTGCTGAGCGCTGCCATTGGACGCCAGAGCAGGTCGGACGATTAGATCCTGACATCGTGACCGAGATCACCGCGTACTGGACCGCACAGTCGGACATTGCAGAGAAGGCGAACCGCTAAGCTATGGGTGTTTCTCAGGCGACATTACAGCTGCTCGTGGCTCTCAAAGACC